ATGCGCAGGTTTTTCGCTTTGGCCGCTCTTTCCCTTTCGATCCCTGCGAATGCTGGCGCGGACGTGGCTGTAGCTACGGGAAACCTCATGAGCGCCATGCTCGTCGAATGGATGGTCGCCCACTGCCAGCAAGATCAGATCCCGCCTGCCTCCATCAGTCTCGCCAGTATGGTGATTAACGGCTCGGAGAAGTCGGAAGTCGAACTTATGCGAGGCGCTGTGCATGACCATGTCAAGCGCACCTATTCGAACGATACAGCAGCCTGCGCAGCGCTCCTCTCAACGCTGAAGTGAATGCCCCGTCCGGGTGCGCCAGTTCAGGACCATGGCGTGCCGCACTTTGCGGCCCAACCACTTCCCGATGGCCGAGGCGGAGGCCCCCAAAGCCCCGGCGAGTGGTGCTATTCCAGCATGGATCGAGGCTTTCAAACCGAAGCCAATTGCCTCTCAAAAATGAGGAACGAGCGACCCGCTTTGGCGGGTTTCTTTTTACCGGCAAACTTCGCCCTATCAAGACGTTCAACCTCAAGCCCGTTTACCGAATGTTCAGATCCCGAGCGCACCGTCCCTGTAGGCGCGACATGTCACTGCGTACGCGCTGATTTTTCTCTGGCCCGCTTCGGCGGGCTTCTTTTTACCTACTGGCTGCGATCGTTTCGGTGTGTCAGCGGATATCTCTCTTGAGACCGCAGGCAGCCAGCGGGGTCTCCTCCCACTCGCCGGTGCAGATTGGCGACATGGCGGCTTATTGAAAGCTCTATGGCGGCGGTCACACCCGTTCACGGTTTTCTAGAGTAATTCTAATATACATCGTGGCCCAAGACGCGCATAGTGGGTCATCGTCCTATCTGCAACGGCACATGGCGACTGGGGGTCTAGGATCTCTCGCCCAACGGGAGATTAAAATGACCCAAGTTCCGCAGACCGATGGCACGCACGTGTTCCCTGACGACCATGATCAAAGGGGCAGCTTTTCGCCCGATGAACTGTCCTTGATTCACGAGATGATGAATGCGGCCGTGGCTGAGTGCGGCGTGTCTGCGCCTGGCGACACCGCTCACGCGCTCGGTCGTGCCGTGATTCGGCTCTTCCGCAATGGCGTACGGGATCCGGCAATAGCGGCGCAGATGCTCACCAAAGCATTCAAGAGAGCTTAGGTGCACGCAAGGGCGGCGGCTTCCAGCTTTTGTTTCTGGATATGTCTTTGTTAATGGCAGTGTTTGCGGCCCTCGAACACACTGTCGTCTGTCGGGCTTCATGAATGGACGAAGAAGATGGTAAGCATAAACTACGATGCCGCCGGCTATCCCATGTTTCCGGGGGGCAGTGAGTTCAACACGCAGTTCGGTCCTGATGACCTGAATCGACTTCAGGAACTGTTCGACGACTGCCTTAATCAGTGCCACCTTCCGGTCGACAGCGAAAGGGCGCGCATACTGGGACGGGCGCTTGTTCGCCTCTACTCCCAGGGACAGCATGATCCCGACTTGATACGGGCGCTGCTGGTACCGCCTTTTAGGCGGCATTCCTAGGCGGGAAGGGGTGAGCCTTCGAAAAAAAACTTCAGCAGTGGCTCTAGCGCGATTGTCAGCTTGGGAAGCTCGTGACGTTGCCGCGAAATCAATATGTTGCATGTGCAAACTTGCAAGACGCGCCCCTAACAGCGTCTATGGATTAGCGGCCCGCCGGCGCCCAGGTACCCGTGACCTGTAAAACCAGTTGGCACGCCCTATCCTCCATACAGGAGGAAGCCAATGTCCGAGATTTCCCCGCCCCGAACCCCGATCAGCATGGACCGCCTTCTCGAATGTGAGGAGGCGATAAAGGAAGAACTGCAGAATCTCGTCTGGCGAGCGGTGAAGGCGGGATGGGACGAGATCGAGGTCTGCACTGCGATCGCCACGCTGGCCGATCACCATATCCTTGCGGTCATGGAGAATCGGATGACGGAAACCGATCTAACTTGGGCGCGGAAGAAGCCGTGACCTGGCAGAAGAAATACCGATGGGTGCGAACCTGGGGCGATGAGACCGGCATCGACGGCAAGCCACACGAGGACTATCAGGGGTTCGACGGGGAGCAGAACGTCGGCCGGATATTCCTCGACCTCCAGACCTTGAAGGAAGGCCAGTGGCGGTGGGCCGGGGGCTTCATCCGTGGCGTGCCGGTTGCGATGCCGAATAGCGCGCATGGTCGAGGAATACTGGGACAGGCTGAAGGGGAAATGACGAATGTCGGATGAACAGCAGAACGGCAGCAAGCCGGCCGGCGTACACGTCGATCACTGGTGCCAGCATCCTGGATGCAAGAAGTGGGGATTCTTCGGCTACGACCGCGGCAAGGGTGCGACGGATTGGTGGTGCCTGGAGCATCGCCCGGTGGAAGGCGGGAAGCACCAATAGCAGATAGATTGCTTCACTAAGGAACAACAGGACCCCGAGCGTGTTTCCTACACCGCGGAGGTCAATGCCCCTCCCTCCGCAACACGGAATCTGCCCGTCGTTTTCACCCAACGCGACGGGCAGCTTCTTGCGTGAACGATCCGATTCCTCGCCGCAGACTAACCTTTGCCGATGATCACCAGCCCAATGCGCCGGATCGCATCGGCGAATGTCACGCCGAGCACCATCCCGCCGATGCCGATCACGCCGAGTGCGCCGATCCCCATCAGCTTCCAGCGCTTCACGTCGTCGGTGACCGGCTTCATCTCGGAGACGTCCTCTTTCATCTCGGACATGCCCGTCTCGAGGTGACCGACGCGCGACACGATCTCGTCCATCCGCTTGTGGACCACCGCCCGGCTTTCAGCCGATTTGTCCTCGGATCGCTGCCCACTCTCCTCGATCCGCCGCAGGGATTGCTGCAGCCCGCGCATCCCCTCGGCGAGTTCGCCAAGCTGACGGTGTACATAGGCATCCTCATTTGGCGACATCTCTGCTCCTGGTTGTCACGGGATATTGACGCCCGCGACACGAATTTCCATCTTAGTATCGTTTTTCGGGGCGCCACGGGCTGACGCCCCGAAGAGGGAGAAACGTCATGATCCATCGTCACCTTCCGAAGGAAGGCTTCATCGATCCTGCTGGTCTCTCAATGCTGGGGGACGTGTTCGACGAAGTGTGCCGGCAACGGCAAATCGTGGCTGAGAGCGAGGCAGCGTTCGCTTTGGCCAAGCACTTGCTCAGCCTTTACCAGCAGGGCATCCGCAATCGCGAGAAACTGCTCGCGATAGTGGAACCACCCGATCAGGACTTGTTCGCGGGCGCGATGTAAGTCAGCATGGCCGGCAGCAGCGTCGTGATGGCGTAGAGCGCAAGATAGCCGTACCAGGGCGTGCCTTCCGGCATGAACGGCAGGCCGATGGTTCCGGTTGCTGCACCGCCGGCTGCTGCTGCGATGGCTTTCGAGATTTTCTGCATGGTCGTGCTCCTTATTCGGCGGATTTGGCTTCGCGCAGGGCGAGCGTGATGGCGGCATAGGCCTCGGCAGCCTTCACCAGCGCCGTCGCGGCGGTGACGCTCTCAGGGGCCGCGCAGACGGCTTGCAGAGCGGAGAAGGCCGCGGCCTCCTTGCGGACGGTGGACTCCTTGATATCGCCGGTGCTGGCGACGATGACGAAGGCGGAGTGAGCGGTTGCTGCGGCAGAGCAGATCTGCGGCAGGTTCTTCTTGATGGCCCCGTCGATGTTCGAGGTGGTGGTGCAGGCGGACAGGGCAATCGCCGCCGCCGCGATGATGAGGTATCGCATGGGTTGATCCTTTTCAGGGTTTGATGAAGAGGGCACGTTCAGATGCGCGGCGGTTGACGAGGCCCTTGAGAACCCGCCCGCCCGCCTTGTTCCAGACGATGAACTGATCTGCTGCCCCGGCCCGATCACCGGCATTCAGCTTCTTGACGAGCGTGGATTTCGAGAACGCGCTGACGCCGATGTTGAAGGCCAGCGAGACGAGCGCGTCGAACTCGTTCTGGTTCAGCGGCACCTTGACGGCGGAGCGAACGCCGGCTTCGAATGTCTTGAGGTCACGCGACAGGATTTCATCGCTCTCCGCTGCGGTGATCTTCATGCCTCTGACGACCTTCGGCGGCCCGGCGGCACTCGTATGCCCGACGCCGATCGTCCACGGCTCCCCGCCCGTCGCCGGGTCCGGATATGCCGTGAGGACGTTGTCCTCGTGCGCTGTGATGGCCTTGCGGCCGGCGGCGCTGGTCGTCATCTCGCCAGAGGATTTCGGTGCATCCGTCTTTTCGCGGAGCCGCGCCCATGTCTTGGGGCCAGCGATGCCATCGACTGGCAAGCCTTCCGCAATCTGGAATATCCGGACGGCGGCCTTGGTCTTCGCTCCGGGGATGCCGTCGGCCGGACCAGGGTTATAGCCAAGCACGGTCAGGCGCCGCTGGAGGTCCAGCACGGTCGTGTTCATGGTGATGATCCTTGGAAAGTGTTGCAGGGGTGCACTCGACGTCTTCCGACGCGAGGTGTTTCAATGCCGATCTCAAGAGAGGTGCTGGCGATGGCGTATGATTGGGACGCTCAGCGCGCCGGGCGCGCGAGGCTATTCAAACTGGTTTTTGTAGTGGCAGCGGCGACGTTCACTGTCGGACTTCCAGTTGGGCACGTCCTGGTGGCTCTGATGTCCGACTAGTCACAGCCTCACGCAAGGTAAGCCTCTTAAATGGACAGCGTTCGACCGCACTTCGAGCACTCGCGCAGGCTTTCCCTCCCGCCAAGAGGGGAACCTGCGCCTTCCCCTCCCAGCGCTATACGCAACCGCGCGCAGGTGGAGCGGCGATTGTGCTGGGTGTATCTTTCATCCTAAGCGGACGCGTCTCAGCTAGGGTCTGTCGGACGGAACTGCGACAGATTGAGACGCGCGCGTGACAATGAGAGCCCCGTGGCCCCCGCGGGGCTCTTTTTGTGCTTCATGCGCCGTTGCACGGGCCACCGGTCGTCGGTGGCCGTCAGCGAACAACTGGCGGATGGTGGTTGTACGAATGCAAAAGAGGTAGAATGATAGGGCGCTGAAATGTTGCAGCTTTTGATACCGTATAAAGATGCGACAAAGCCCGCGTGAGACTGAGCCCCGTTCTCCCCGAGCGGGGCTTTTCTCTGTCACAGTTTTTTTGCTTTTAATGAGCTGCAAATCCTGCCTGGCCATGTCCATGATGATTTCTTTGATGCGAGGGAACTTCAGTTGGGCAACGGCGTTTAGTGACGTCGTCCATGGAGGATGCAACGATGTATGACGGGTTTGTGGAGTTGTCAGTCTTCGGAATTGCGGCGCTGTTTGTGTTCCTGGTGATCCTGTTAGTCTGATGTCGCAACGGCGACGATATCGGTCCAATCGACGTCTGCAGCGCCACGTGCAGCGAAAGTTGAAGTTGCGGCTTGCACGGCAGCCTTGGCGGAAAGGCGTCGCGTCTCGATCATGGCGGAAACGCTACTCCAAGCGGCAGCTTGCGCGAGGATCTCAACTGCCTTCTCGGCACGCGTCACATCGAATGCGGCTGCCTCGCCGGAAATATGCGGCGTAAGCTCGTGCGCTATAGCCGGGTTGGCTTGCAGAGCCTCCGCCTCGCGCCGCTTCTCCTGATAGATCATGTCCTGTCCGGGCGCGTCGGTGATGAACAGCAGCCGGATTTCCCCGGCGCCTCGATCGATATCCGCCTGCAGCTTCAGCTTCAGCGTCGACAGATCATCGCGAACGTCAAACCGCATAGGTCGCCTCGATGGTGATGGTTCGGGGAATGTAGGGAAAAGGCGGAGCGAAATCGAAAACGTAGCGGCCGGGAATATCGGTGGTGAAGGCGAACAGATCGTCAGCCGTAACGTCCGTCTCGCCCCGAAAGGTGATAGTGGTGCCGACCGGCAGGGGAACCGTCACTTCCTCCTGAGCGTCAGCAGCGATCGTGAAGCTGAAGGCGCCAGCAAGTGTCGGGCGGGGCTCCGGCGCGCCTGCGACCATATAGTGCGTCTCGCCGTCGACCGCTTCCGAGTAGACGTAGTGATCAGGCCACCCGTCGAGTTGGTTAGCCACACTGTCCGCAGGGGAACAAAGGCCAGAGCACATCACCTCCCCGGTCTCCGGGTCGTAGATCGAGTAGTATGATTGGTTCGTGTTCTGCACCATGGGTGCTTACCTCCTAAGCGCGGTTGCTTCCACGAAGCGATTGCGGAAGTCGAAATCAAGAGTGGTCGTCCTCGCCGAGGCAATACGGATCTGGCAGTTGAAGGTTGTAGATGTCCGACCACTCGGGGGAGACCAGGCCGAGTAGATTTGGCAAGTCCCATAGGGATAGATGTTGGTGAAAGTCTCGATAATGTTACCCGTGTTGCTATCCACAAAGCGCATATCGACTAGGGGGAAGTCTCCCTGCAATTTCGGGATGTCGGCGCTGTGGGTACAGATGCCCTTAAGAAGCACCTTACCTCCGGTGTTACCATGGGCTAGCGTCACGGACCCGATGCCCGCCCAGCTATTGGTAACGGAGATAGTGGTAATCGAGTTCGTATAGGCCGTCGCAGTAACCGTGACTTCATTGTTCCCTATCTCTTCGTAGGTGACACCCCCGAGGATCAGCTTATCCGCGGTAATAACGCGAGTGGCGATCTTAGCTGCGGTGATGGCAAGGGCCGCGATCTTGCTGGTTATGACCGAGTTCGTCGCAAGCTTGTCGGCGATGATCGCCCCATCCACGATCAGTTCAGAGTTCTTCTTGCGACGGATAAGCAGGTTCGCCACAAAGGCAGCGCCATCGCCAGTGCTGCCCGCGGCACGCCGCATCTGAACAAATCCGATGGTGACCGTGCCCGCTGGCGCCGTGATCTCGCCGCTGGCGGTAGCCCAACCCGTAGAACTGATGGTCGCGGACACGGTGCCGTTGCCAATGGATGCACCAGCGGCATCCCTAAAATTCATCAGCAGTTGGAACGTCCCGGCGATGGACCCGCCGCTGCCGGCATAGTCAAACTGGGCGTGGAACTTGTCACCGGGTGAGCATTGAATAGTCCGCGAGGTGGCCATCAGATCAAGAGTAGCGGTGGCCTCGTACCGAGCGATGAAAGGCGAAGGTGCTGGGGACCTAGAGGTGCCTTGCACCACAGAGATGTTAGTGGAGATGGTATCCCATCCGTCCAGTGTCCCGACAGCCGTGCCAAAGAACCCGTTCGGGATGACGTTCTCAAAGTCGACCAACAGGAGCTCTCGTGCGGTGATCGAGTTCGCCACCATCTTGTCGGACGTGATCGTATTGGCTGCGATCTTCGCCGCAACAACGGCCTCGGCCGCAAGCTTAACCGTGGTAACAGCCTCAGCACCAATCTCGGTAGCAGTGACTGCCCCCGCTACAATTTTGCTCGTCGTGACCGAGTTCGTCGCAAGCTTGTCGGCGATGATCGCACCATCCACGATCAGTTCAGCCGTATTGCGCTTGCGCATCGAGACGTTGGTGAAGAAAGCGAATTGCCCAGTAGAGGTTCCCAGCCGAATAACGGTAAGCCGACGAATAGCAGCAGCCCCCGCCGGCGCTACCACTATGCCGGCTGCAGTTATCCAACCCGCACCCGTCGAGGGTGCTACAATGTTTGAGGTGGAAAGCTGGCTCCCACTTTCGTCGTTCCAAGCGACCTGAAGCTGGGCATTCAAGGTCGGAGGGGACCCGCCACCGGCGACATCCATGCTCACATAGTATTCATCACCCTCCTTGGTAGGCACGTTGAGCGTGAAATTTGCGGACTGGTTGGACGCATCAACAGCGAGAGTGCCGATATAGGGAGACTTTCCCGAGCGATTGGAGCCGGGAACTACTCCGGCAAAACCTGAGCCACTCCAGCCATCACCCGACCCGCCGGCGAACTGGCCATTCATCACGACATCGGTCGTATCGCTGACCAGGATCTTACCCGCGGTGATGGCGTTTGCCGCCACCTTGTCACCAACAATGGCACTGGCCACGATCTTGGGCGTGGTGATCGCGTCATCTGCGATAGTCGTGGTGGTGACCGCGTTGTTTGCGATCTTACCAGCAGTGACAGCCAGAGCCGCAAGCTGCGCATCGCCAATAGCCGCGTTGGCGATCTTCGACTGCACGATAGCCGCATTGTCGACCAGCTCAGTCTTGATGGCGCTCAGCTTCACCTTGATGGTGCTGATGGCACGATCGGCGATCTTGAGTTCTTCAACTGCACCGTCCATCAGCTTGGCAGCAGTGATGGCCGCATCCGCGATCTTCGACGCAACAACCGCGCCATCGAGAATGTCCTCGGCGATGAACTGCACGTCGGGCGTGGTCACCGGCTGCCAAGTGCTCCAGGCGAACAGTTCGGTGTTGCTGTTCGTGATGAACTTGGCCCGGACTTCGTAATCCTCGTTCCCCACCAGCGAGAACGGGGCGAGCAACACCTGCCCATCTTCAGGCTGGTCGAAGCGGCCGACAAAAACCTTCTTTTCATCGTCGGCGCGGCGCACCTGGAAGGCGATGGCACGAATAGCAACATCTTCCGCATTCCAGGGCCAGACCAGCAGGATTGCGGGCCGGCGATCGTTGCCGTTGGCATCCTTCACCGTGTCAGGGAACACGCCGAAGCCGGTCAGAACCTGCGGCTGGGGCTTGACGCGGCCGATTGGTCCGACGCTGTCCGGCAGTTCGTAGTCGGTTGACCAGTCGTAGTCGGCCGGATCAAGTTCCGAGAACGCGGCCGACTGGTTGACGTTGCTCAGGTCATCGATCGCGCCGAGCTGGAAACGCTTGTTGTCGTACCCGTTGCGCGCCGACGTCCACGAAATAACGTCCAGCGGTTCTAGAAGCTTGGCCGCCGGTGCGAACACGCCCTGATGCGACCGGAAACGACGGTTCGCTTCAAGCGCCGCGCGCATGAGCCTCTGCACCTGGCGCTTGTAGGGCACGGCCTCATAGGTGAGGTTGGCGATCAGTCGGCGGCCGTCGTCTTCCTCTTCGAGGTCGGCCCGGTAGCGCGGCGGCGCATCCTTCGCGGCCCATGCCTCATCAGGCTCCGGATAGCTGGCATGCGCGCCGTTGTAGACCTTCTCCAGGCCGGGGAACGGATTGAAGCTCTGCGGCTCGGAGACGATGAGGTTTTCATCGGTGAAATAGTAGACAGGCATTCCGGGGTTGCCGCTCACGGTCTTGTAGATGCCGCCGTTCTCGGCCGTCTTGCCGTTGCAGGCGCGGTCCAGCTTCTGGCAAAGTTCGATCGGCTCGAGATCGCCCTTCACCTCGAAGCCGCAACGGAAGTTCATTTCCGTGCCGCCGGCCTTGATCGGCACCAGGCGGTCGCATTCGTTCATGGCGGCAAACCACGACGAAACCGGCAACTGGAACGCGCGCATCCCCTGGCCGCCATACACCCACTCGCCGCCGTAGTAGATGCCGCGCATCACGTTGTACTGGATGACCTTCGGATTGTCCGACCATTCATAGGTGCTGCGGTCGCCCCACCGGTGCGCCCCGGAGCCACCGGCCGTCGTATCCTTGCGAGGATCGTAGAGCTTGATCCCCTCGACGACGAAGGTGCAGCGCGGCGGGCCCGTCAGGACGTCCCGCTTGAACTGCGCCGTGACGATGGCGTAGGGCACGCCGCGACCGAGCATGTCGGACGTCCACGGGCGTTCGGGATGATCCCCGAATTCGGCGATCAGCAGTGGATCGGCGGTGGTCTGCGTCCCGTCATAGAACTTGATCCACAGCGCGTTGTCGCCGTCGTCCTCGAAATCGGTGACCGGAAAGCCCCAGTCGCCATACTTGGTCTCGTCGTAGTCGATCGTGCATTTTTCGCCGTTGACGAACAGATCGACGAGCCCATTGACCGGCAGATCGCCGAGCGAAATCACCTGCGTCAGATAGGCGTTCGGCGTTTTCCCGGCCGTTCCGAACGTGCCGACATATTCCAGTTGCCCGGTCGTGGCGTATGTCCCCACGATGAAGGAAATAGGATTGTCGCCGCCGACCTCGATCTGCCCCCGGACGCCGACAGGGTCCGGTTCCTTCGTCATCGCCTTCGCCAGGAGGCTGGCGCCGATCTTCAGCGCCAGGCCGAAAATTGCCTGCCCGAACGCACCGAGGCCGCCGATCGCCGAAGCAATGGCCGTCACAAGCGCGGTGATTGGATCGGCATGCGCAGCCGAAGGCATCGCCAGGACGAACCAGGCGGCCAGAAGGAGAACCAGAAATTTCATGGAGAACCCGGAGCGTTACGCAGAGAGCCAGCGGCGGCGGATGGAGGAGATCAACAACGCCGAGGCCGAGCGTGCCGGGCTGCGCGACATAGATTCGCGAGCCCTGGACGATGCCGAGGCCGTGGCCGGTTTCGGTATCGATGACGGCGATGTCTCCGACTTGCGCCATGGCAGGATGGACCTCAGCGAAGAGCGAGGCGGCATAGTCGACGTGACTGTCAAAGCCGAGCGTCTTCAACTGCAGCATCCCGCCGCGCAGCGTGCGATAGCGGCCGAGGAAGTTGGCGTAGAGATTGACCCCCGTCATCGCCTCGACGGCGCCGGCCGCGAACAGCGTGCAGTCGAACTCGCCATAGGCAAACGGCCTGCGGAAAGCGCCGTCGATGTAGGTAGACAGGCTCGAATACCAGTCGTCTTTGCGAACGATTTCCATCGGCATCACCCCATCGTCTCGCCTTCACGCTCGCCCCACCAGTATTGCCACTGGCCGGCGACGGTGTTGTATTGGCGGAACTTGTCGCCCGACCGGAGCTTTTGCGCCTCGTGCGACTTCTTCGCAGGGTTCGTCCGGGTCAGCATGCGGCTGTGCGACACGCAATCGAGTTGGATAAGCGTCACGTCGCCCCGCCACAGACGCGGCGCGAGGTCGGCGACCAGGAAGTCACCCCCGCCCGTCAATGACGCCTCCTGGTGCTCCTGTAACCACCAGCGCACGGACTGGATGCGGAGCTTGTCAGCGAACTCCGGGGCGGTTAGGGGGAAGGTTAGAGCCATGCGCCACCTTTGCTGGAAATTAACTCGTTAATGGGATATGCGGCCGCGGCGATGCAATGGAGCATCCCCGCGCATTGGGCATGACATGGAAAAGACATTCACCGGAGCACCTGCCGAAGCCATCCACTTTCTCGCAGACCAAGTGTCAGGTCTCTCCAGCCGCATCCGGCAACTTGAGTACGAGCGTATAGCCGATCAGATTATCGCCAAGATCCTGCTATCGGCCCTGAAGGCTGGAGACAGCGCCGCGTCCGAGGCCGCCATTTACCTGCTGCAGTCGAGCAGAGACGACTACGCCTCAATGCTGATCAAAACCGATTTTGGAGAGACAGGAATTTCCGCCGTCGAACTCGACCGCATGCGTTGGAGCTTTCAGGTCACGATTGACCGGATCGACTATCTCTTGAATTCAAGCAAATCCCCAAATGCGCCTGCGCTCACCATCATCGACGGGGGCAAGAAGTAGTTATCCCCTCGCATGCGGGTCGTCGTTGTAGCGCTTGATGTCGTCCTGCACGCCATTCCGGCGGTACTCGCCAAGCCCCTGCTGGACGGTGCTGGCGCTTTCCTCGCGAGAGAGTTTCCTGACATGCGCATCCAGCGTGCCATCCTTTTTCATGAAGACCTCCACGTCGACCTTGACCGAACCGGCGCTATTGCTGTTCGCCGCCGAGGAAAGCAGGTGCTCGGTCTTGTGGTTCGGAACCACCTGTGAGCCTCGCGGCAGGTTGACAAGCTCGCGGCCGCGCTCTCCGACGATGGCCAGCCCGCCCGGCGCCGATTGTGTTCCATCGGCAAACAGACCGGGCAGCAGGCTTCCGGAAACGGCCGCAGCCCACTGCGTTCCTGCGCCATTGGTCAGATTGCCCCAGAAATTTCCGAGCAAGGTGCCCAATCCGCCGCCGCTGACGCCACCACCTGGAGCCGCCGGGAAGAGGCCGGCGAGATTGCTTCCCAATGCGCCGAGGCCGGACCCGAACTGGCCGAGCCCCTGCGTCGCGCCGGCTGAGGTCGAAGCAAGACTTGCCAGCGCATCCGACGCGTCAGTCGCGCGACGCACCTGCAGATCGACAGCGTTGAACCAGTCGGTTCCGACGCCGTTGCTATAGTTCCCCGACAGCATCTCTAGCTGCGACTGCCCGTTGAACATTCGCGTCGCGCCGGTCGCAAAACCGACATGGCCGCCCGTCTGCATGGATGATAGGCCGTTCGACTTCAGAAGCACGTCGCCGCGGAGCACCTGGCTCGGGTCAACCTGGCTGCCCCAGTTCTGGAACGAGTTCGCGAGGAGCGAGCCGCTGCCATCGACCCCGACCTGTTGCAGCGACGAGTTGACGAAGGCCGCACACCAGGCGGTGCGCGCCGCATCGATGTCGACGCCACCCTGCTTCAGGAAGCTGTTGATCTGCGACACATTGGCGGTCTCAGTCGAGCCGAGCAGCGCACCGGCGAGATCGACGGCGCCACCGGGGCTGGCGACGTTCGAATTTGCCGGGTTGAACATCCGCGTGGTACCGGCAGCAGTGCTAGATCCGCGCGAACCGAAGATCGAGCCCACGACCGAGCCTGCGACGCCGCTACCGCCTGCGCCACTGCCGGCCGAAGCCCCTTGATCTCTTCGCGCTGCTGCGCGGTGATCTCGCGGCCCTTGTCCTGCGCCTTCTGCAAAAGATCCATCTCGAACCGGAGCGCCTGCGCTGCAATACCCGCCTGTCCCGAGACTTCGGCCTCAAGCTGCATCTGGGCTACGCGGTCGTTGGCGGTCTTGATCAGATCGCGATAAGCGTTCTCGGCGCGCTTCGCTTCCGTCTCCGCCTTTCTGTCCGGTTCGCCGGCAAGCGGAGACGGCTTGCGTTCCGGAATCGGCACACCGACAGTGACGCCGTCCGAATTCGTGATCGTCGCACGATCGGGGTCGCGGTCGAGTTCGTAGAGCGGCCGGCGCTCCGGCACCGGCGTGGCGCGCGGAACGAAGTCGGTATCGCGATAGGTGCGGCCGTTGTCGGTGAACGTCCGATTGCTGAGGATGTCCTGAACGGTGGCGGCGCCCGCTGTCGCCGCGGCCCATTCGCCTCGCGCCTCCTTTGCCGCCTCTAAGCTACGATAGAAGGCCGAAGAGACATCATCGATGCTGGCGCTGAAATCCTTGAGAGCCTGTAGCCCGAACTTGGTGATGGCGTCGTCAAGCGTGCTCCTGGCCTTGTCGAAGTCGGCAACCGTCGCCGTGCCGGCCGTGACACGTTCCCTCAGATCGTCCCAGGCATAGCCCAGCGCACGCACGGTGTCGTCCGAACCCGGTCGCGCCCGCAGCGCGGCGAATGCCGAGACGGCCTTGTCGCGCAGAGCGTCGAGTTTGGTGGACGTTTCCTCCAGGATCTTGGTGGCAAGCACCCCGCCGGCCTCGCGGCCCTGGTTCAGCTTGTCGGCGCGATCGAGTTCATCGACATAGGCCTTGAGCGCAGGCGTTGCATCACCCCAGATCTTGGCGGCATTGCGGATGATGTCGTTCTGCTCCTTCAGGAGCTTGTTCGCTTTTTCGGCAGAGCTCTCCGCGGTCATGAAATACTGGATCAGCGCGGCGCTACCTGCCACAAGACCGATTGTGATAAGCGAGAGCGGGCTTACAACCGAGGCGAAGGCGGCGGCCAGGGCCGACCCGGCGCTCTGCCCGCTCGCCTTCATCTGCTCGAACACCATCGACAACTGCGTGCCCTGCTGCAGGGCGATTTGCAGCGGCGCCATGCCCATGGCGGCGGTTACGCCGATGTCCTGGAACTGCGCAGCGATGTTGGCGGTCTGGAAGCTCCCAGGATTGAGGTTCGCCGGTCGCTGACCGAGGACGCCGTTCTGGTTCGCAGGTGTGATCTTCTGCTGCGCTGCCAAGCGGGTATTGGCCTGCTCGACAGCGCGGGCAAGATCCAGTTGGCCGCGCTGCGCGATCTGCGCGGCATCGGCCATCAACCCGTAGCGCTTGTAGATGCCATCGAGGATGACGGTCGCCTGCGTCATCTCGATCTTGCCGAGCTCGACGCCGCGCGTTAGCTGGTTGATGGCGGCATTGAAGCGCTGTGCGGAGGCGAAGCCGTCGACATACTGCCGCGACAGCCGCGCAAGCACATTGCCGGTCTGGCTCACTTTCTGGTCGGTCTCCGTAAACTGGAAAACGACCTCCTTGCCAGAGGCGGACATGGCCTTGTCGGCAGCCACCTTGCGGGCAGCGCCGGCCGTGTAGGCGCTCTCGTCCATGTCGGCGACGACGCGAAGACTGCGAACCTCAGTGACCATTACCGCTTCGCCTCATCTTGCTTTTTCTGGCGATCGTCGGCGTCGGCCTTCTCCTTCTGGAGTTTCAGCCATTCGCCGTCGACGGCGTTCATGAACAGGTGGAAGTGGCGAAGATCGTCGCCGTGGATGGAGTGGTCGCGCGCATATTGGCTGAGGGCGAGGTAGCTGATCGGCCCCTCGCCCCCAAAAGTCCCATAGAAGCGGTCGTATTGAAGCGCGTCGAAGGCGCGGAAATAGAGCTCGTGCCAGTGCTCCGGCTCGAACTCCTCGTCGTCTCCCTCCGGCTGCAACCATTCCTCATCCGGGAAGGCTGCAGCCAGTTCGTCGAGCCAGTCGTAGAAGGCAACCGCCCCCGCCCGCTTTATGCGGCTGCGGAAGGCTTTGCGGAGTTTCCCACCTCGTCCTCGACGAACTCGATATCCGTCTCGGACACCTGGCCGGCGCAGTATTCGACGGCGGCGACAACGTTGCGGTACTCGGGGTCGGCCAGGATCTCCAGCGCCTTGTCCATGGAATAGGTGACGTCCAGGCCGCGCCAGCCGTGCAGGATGTGCTTGGCATAGAGCTTTCCGAGTTCCCCTACCATGACCGCGGAAGGGATCGCCGTCTTCTTGTGTTGCCGCGACAGCCGCTTGAAGAGGATATCCCGGGCGGTCTGGTAGGCCGGCAGGTGGAGCGACGAGACATTGAACTCGACGCCGGGCCAGTCCGGAAACTCGATCCAGTCGCCTTTTTCTTCGCGCTTCAGATCTGCCTTGAGAGAGGAGAGCTTTACGACCATCAGAGATCACCTTCGGGAGTGGAGACGAGGCCCTTTTCACGCATCAACTGCGCGAACTCGGCCGATACCGGGGCGCTTTCCACCCCGGCGATGAACTGGACCGGCGTTTTCCCATCCGGGTAGCCGGTGAATGAAACCGCCGGAACAAAGGTTTCGGCAGGCGTCGGGGACGAAAGTTCACGCTTCCTGGTCATGCCGGCGTCCGCGTGATGGTGATGGAGGCGCCCGACGTGCTGTCGTAGCGCGCCTGGAACGGCACCTCGAGCAGCACAGCCCGGCCGTTGCCGCCTACGGTCGGCCCGCCGTCGAGAAGCTTCACCTTCGGCAAGGCGATGGCGTAGGAATTGCCCAGTTCATCGGTGAGCGTCGTCGAGAGCGCCACGTCGTCATGATCGAGGATGGCCTTGTAGGTGTCCATGTTCTCGAACAGCGTCGTCAGTGAGCCGGTCACCTCGAAGCGACCGAGACCGTGCGAATAAGGCTCGTAGGAGCCGATGACGTCGTTGGCATAGATGTTGTTACGGATGCTGACGTTCATCGCCTGCACCTTCGGCGCGTTGGCAATGCCGGTGAAGGACATGGCGGAGACGTTCAGGCCGGCATTCATGACCGGCGTATCGGTCGCAGCCGTGTACGTGGCACCAGACAGGATCGCGCTCGTCGGAGCGGGCGAGCGGATACCCATGATGCCCCAGTTCGCGCCGATCGACTGCTTGGAGGAAAGGCGAAGATCCAGCGTGTTCCAGCGGCAACCGACGTAGCGGATGAACGTGTCCGTCGCGCCCTGCTCGAACATCTTTTCCAGCGTGCCCGCCTGGTGCGCCACGCCGTTCTTCAGCACGTTGGTCGCCCAGTTCGCGCAGAGCAGCCGCTCGAACCACGTGTCATAGGTTCCGTAGGAGAGCAGCGTATTGATGGTGCCCTGGACCATCCGGCCGACGTCGACGATCGACGCGACGTTGCGGTCGGCGCGGATCTCGTCGGGAATGTCGGTCTGCTTCGAAATGCGGATGTCCGAAGAGACATAGCGCATGGTCTGGAACGTGGGGGTCGTCGGTGTGGTGCCGATGACGGTTTCCGTCACGTCGGCAAGGCGGACCTGTGAGCCGTCAGCTACGGTCATGGTAATCTCCTATGGTTGAGAGTGCCGGCGTTACGGCGTGGGGAGGCTGGTGGTATCGCGGCGATACCAACGGACGGTCGCCGCGATGGAGAAATATCCGGGGAAGTCCTGTCCGGGTTCACCCGCTCCGATCGACATTTCCGGCATGAACAACGAGCCGATCGGCTGCTCGCGAAAGAGGTTCAGGAGGTCATTCGCCCAGACACGCGCCTGACGGCTGCCTTCGCCCGATTTGGTCATGACATGCAGGTAGGCCACGCCCTCCTCGAGGAACTGGTTCGCCTGTGGCGCTCCGAACGTCTCCTGCGCGTAGCTGTCTCCGTAGACCTCGACGAAGACGAACGGCGCGCCGGCATCGAGCAGGTGTTGCGCGAACTCGTTTTCGAAGACGAGCGCGGTTGCCGCCCAAGCCGTCTTCAAACGGTTCTCGAAGGCGTCGAACGTTGCGGGACTTGCCATGTGTCAGACCTGATTGATGACGACGGAGGGATAGGTGATCGGCATACCGGTCTGCCGGTCCCTGCGCGGGGCGAGCGTGGTGCGGCCAGCCCTGAACGCACTGGATCGGCGGTTCGTGGCCGCGACACCGCCTACAGTGCCTCCCTTGAGGATATACGGGATGTCAGGATGGAGGCCCGAACCGAGCTCAAGCCAACGCGTCTCGAAGCTGAACGCCGACGAATTGCGCCCCTCATTGCCGAAGGCTCTTGCCAGCGCCCGCTTGGTGCCGTCGAAGATCGCAAACCGCTTCGTGCCGAGGACGCCGCTTTCTGCTTTGCGGATGTAGGGCTGGAAGTTCGTGATGATCACTTCGTCCTCAGGCCCGATGCCGTCGAAATTGGTGACGATCGCCCGGTTCACGATGACGATGAAGGAATTCCGGAACCGCCCGCTTTTGACGGGTGTTCTGCGGATCGGCCTGAATAGCCGCGTTGCCGGAACACCACTTCGTCACCGGGCTCTCGTCGATCGCGATCTGCTTCGTCAGGATCATGTCTTCGAGCTGCTGGAGGCTGCGGGGCATCCAGAGCGCCTTTTTCGACTGCATCCCCATCCGGCCTTGGCCGTGGATCATGATCTTGAGGCCGGAGCCATACTCCTCCTCCGGAGACCACACCCAGGTTTCGAGCCCGATACGGTCGCACGCCTGACGGAAATCCGTGAGGAATGCCGGGTCGACGACCATCACCTCGACGTCGAAGTCGTTGACGAGCTTTTGGACCTCGGTCGACACGAAATCGTATTCGATCGAGCGACCCGGCACAGCGTTGATCAGCTTTGCCGCCGCCCACTCGACATATTGCGCGTGGTCCTCTTTGGCCCGTTCGGCGAGCTTGTATTCTGGCTTCCAGTACCGGACAGTAGCGTGCAGCACGTCGTCATCGTCCCGGAAGCCGACGCCAAGCGCTGTGAGGTCGTTCTTCTTCGACAGATCGAGCGACAGGAACACTGTCCGACGCTTCGCCTGCCTCAGGTCGACTTTCTGCTGAACACCTTCCCAGGCGTCCAAATCGATCCAGTATTCCGACGAGCCGACCGGCACTCCAAAGTAGAGCCTTTCCGTCTGCAGCCGCGTCCCCACCGAGTGCCGCGACGAGTTGACCTCGATCCGGACGTTCTCGATCGGGAATGTGATGCCGAGGCACGGCATGGACTTCGGCCAGCAGCTTTCGTCCTCGAACGGCTTGTCCTTGGCGTCCACCCTGGCGATGAAAGCGAAGGCGGAATCGTCATCGGCCTCGCCGCGCAAGATGCGCTGATGCGTCTCGCTCCATTCGGTGGCGATGATCTGGTCGGCGGCCGGCGTATTCGTGCTCATCCAGAGCAGGAAATCGCCCGGCATCTTCGCGCCGGCAGAGCGCCACGTCTTGAGCGACCCGTCCGACTTCCATTCGTGGATCTCGTCCGCCGCCACAAACGACGGCCGGGGACCGTTCACCTTCTCGTCACCTGCAAGCGCCCTGAACTTCGATCCTGTCGCCGGGTGCTCAAGCATCCATGTCATGTCGCCCGTGCCGCGCGGCAGGACGTCGCCGCGGCCAACGAGGGATTCCCCTTCATAGGCCGGGTCGGGCATCTCGGCATTCGCCATCGCGACGGCATCACCGAACAGGACGTTCGCCTGGTTCCGGTCTTTCGCGATCGCGTAGCATTCGGCGCGCGGGATGCCACGATAGGCCAGCGTGTAAAGGCCGATGGCGGCAGCTACCGGCGATTTGATCTGGCCCTTGCCTGCCTCGACCCACGCAGTGCGGAACCGGAGCCGGCTGCTTTCCTTCCGAAACCATCCGAACAGCGAACCGACGACGAACGTGGTGTAGCTCGGAAGGTTGAACGGCTCGCCAGCCTTGGCGCCAGCCGTCACCGTCAGCATTGCCGGGAAGAACCCGAGCGCATGGGCTGCCTTCTCCGGACGCCACACCAGGCCGCGCTTGTGGCCGTTCTCCAGGTCGTCGAGGTGGCGCCGGCAAGCGCGTATCGCAAACTCGCCAGCAACGGTCCTCCCTTCCACGACATCGCGTGCCCAGGCGGTGGTTGGATCTTCAACCTCGACCGGTGTAGGCATCCGCCGCCCTTGGTTTCGGCTGCTTGCGATCGATCTTCGTCGCCGAGCCACGCCGACGCGGAGAGATCCCGAGCTCGGCCTCGAGCGATGCGGCGTCAGATCCGGCTTCGCGCATGGCCGTGAAATATGGGCTGATACGCGCAATCGCCTTGCTGTTGCCCCGCCGCGGCTTCGTCACCACGCCGTTTTCAGCAACCTCGCGATACATGCGATCGAACATGATGTAGGCGCAAACCAGGCGCTGGATCGAATGCCCATTGGCTGCCGCGAGCAACTGGCGCTCCTTGAGCTCCGTCGTCACGATGCGCCAGTGTTCCTTTGCTGCGGTCTGCTCCAGTTCGTCGTTGAACAGATGCGACCATTCCGGCTCCGACACGACAGCGCCGGAACCCACGATACTGGTTAGGGTCATGTCACCTCATCCCTTCGGGATGGCTTCAACTTTTTGGTCTGAAATTGGTCTCACTGCAAACGATGGCCCCGGATGGTCAGGCCCCCTGACCGCCTTTGAAGGCGACCCTCCCCCTCCCTGAGGGCTCATGCGGGGTCTACGGGAGTTGCCCTCGCCGTGATGGTGGCTGCCGTCGTGCCGATCACTCGGTCGATGGTGACCGTGACCAGCGGCGCGTCAGGTATGATGTCACCCTCGACGATGAGGCGGACTGCTTCGCCGCATGCCTCCGATCCTATAACCCTGATCCCGACCATCTCGAATGCCGCGCAAATCTGAGGGAGGCATTCAACGTCCACGTCTACTGTTGACCTCATCGCCATTCCCTCCTGCGCTAAGACCCTGCTCGGTGCCATGGGTGATTGGGGTCGAGTGGCGTCCCGTCCGATCGGGCACCCTTGACGATCAGCTTGCCGTCCTGCCTGCGCTTCCCCGTCGCCGTCTCCTTTACGAGGGCGTCGTGATTGCCACAGAGCGTGCGGGTGTTGCTCATCACGTCATAGGCTGTCGGGCCGTCCACGTTCGGCCGACGCTTGATGTGGTCGCAGGTGAGACGGTGTGTCGGTGTCTGGCAGCCCGGTACGATGCAGCGCCATCCATCCCGCTCGTGTGTCGCTTTCTTCAGCGCTCGCCAGTGGGGGGATCGGTAGTAGGTGTTACGTGCCATGGAACGCCTGATACATCTTGCGGCACTCCTCCGCTTCTGCTGATCTGTTTGCATGCCGCCCGCTTCAGGACTGGCATGGTCAACCTTGGGAGGATGGAATGTAGCTTGAACTACACGACAAAGAGGGGCGCAGCATTTTTGTGAACATGGCCGTGGCGACCGAGTTCAGAAAATGGAATCCTGACGATCCCTACACGAACATTTACATGGAATCTTTCGGGGAGAAGGGACACACCGTCCTCGTAGTTGAAGAGCCGAACGACATCATGAACATGATTGTGGTCGAGCAGAGAAGGCTGGCAGAACTGGCCCAGCCTCAATAGTTTGTCTCGGTGCCATCGGTGGCGGAGGTAGGCGGTTTTCATTTGCACTCCCGGCGCACCACGACGCGAGGTCGATAACCTCGCCATCCGGGCCAAGCAGTACCCAAGGCACGATGACGACCTTGCTGCAGGCGCCGGCGTCTGGCTGGGCCTCGATCGTCTTCTTTGGCTGGATGCGTATTTCCGGCTTCACCTGTTCTACTGCTGCCAAGGCTTGGGAGGATATGAGGGCAGCGAGGAGAGCGAGGCGGGTCATGTACGGCAAGTCTGACCTTCCGCCAGACCAGATACGATGCTGCTATCCTTGGGGTGTCTCCGCAGAGACCTCGTAAGGACCTCTGCCCAGAAGTCTGCCCTGCCGCCGCAGATTTCGACCACCTCATATCCGATCAGGATGGCGGTGCCATGAGCGGTGCTCACGATCTTGGCGAAGGCGCAGTCATCGATGGCGCGTTCAATAGCTTCTTCTTCGAGACTCTGGCGCATGGGATCTCCTGCTTCGGTAGGTTGGGAGATTGACTGCTTCTGATCGCCCAGCCGGAGCCTTTGCCGATCTTCATCGCTCTCTCCAACGAAAAAGCCCCGCCGGTTAAGGCAGGGCTATGCGGCTCTAGGCCGGGGTGATCGCTAAACGGCCAGCCGGCCAGGTCAAAACGCTGGTTTCTCAGGGCTTTGAGGGTGATCGCCTCGCGAAGACCGGCAGGAGCGCTGATGATGGTGGCAACTGCTTCCAAAATGGAAGTGGTTCGATCCTCGCCTGCCTACAGGCTCATGCCCCAGAGGCAGGCTCCCGACGGGATTCGAACTCCGCGACCTCTCAGGATTAGCCAAGCGCTCTATCCGGCTGAGCTACGGGAGCCTGTTTGCCCTCTGAGACTTCCAGGACGGCCGGGGCGCAACTCCCGGCTTTCGACGCGGGGTCCTCAACGATTGCTGATGAGGTTCGTCCGCTGCGCAGCATCGCGCCGTCCTGTTCCCTTGCGGGATGATGTGCGAGGGGCCGGGATGCTCCCCGGCTGTCAGACCCTACCCTCCGAAGTCTGCAGGATGAGTGCAGTCCTCGTTTGTGGGATCAACGGGCCATGGCGCACTTGCCAACCCTCGCTTCCGGGAGGCTGGGCATTACGCGCCGGTCACTGGCTTCCCAGCTTCCGCTTCTATCCGACGCGCTGCTCCCGAACTGTGAAAGGCGACCGGTGCCGCCTTAATACTGACCACTCGTGCATGGGGTGAACAGCCGACGAACGCACGGTGAACCTGAGTTTAGCGCTCCGGAATATGCGGAACGACTCACGATCGATTCACGAACCAACTATCCCAATGGCTTAACCCAATTGGGTGAGCCGGCGATGGCTAGTGCAGCATGCGCCCTACAAGCAGCAGAAACCCGATCAGCAGTAGTGCAGCAGCAACACCGATGACAACATCGCGGTAGTTATTGTCCATGAGTGAGGCATGGAGGAGTCGGCCGTCACAATCAACCCGTACCGTTGTCTTATGCCGCCTCGCGGGCGCGGCGCTGCTCCCGACCTATGATTGGTGGGCCAAGCCGGCGCTCCGTCACATCCACGGCTTCACTTGTCTCGGATCGGTGGAACATCAGCATCCCATTCACTCAAAACCCTTGCCACCAGAGGCAATTGGAATGAAAATTTCCGCACTAGAACCGCAAGAGTGGAGGATGCCGTGACCAGGCGCTTCTTATTCGTTGTGACGCTGACAGTCTTGGCTCTATTGGGCTGTCAATCTGAGCGGACAGACACTTCTCAATCACCAGCCAATGATACCAGTCGAGGCGATTCCGGCGGCGACAGTTCAGGCGGCTCCGGCGGTTCCGGCGGTTACTGAGACGACGCTAGGATGATCCATGGACAAGTCCGGCCTCTCCTTCGTGATCCTTTTATGCGCCTTAGCCGCCATGGTGCTGAGTGTAGGGCTCATGAACACCCGGGAACCAGTTGTGCCGCCGGACGATGCATCGCTGATACCGCCGCCAGATGTTCAGGACCAGCCGCTTTAGCGCTATGCCGCCTCTCGCGCTGGCAGCGTATCGCTTTCCGCTTTGCCGCCCACGAAATGGTTCCTTGCTATTCCGATGTGCTGCGCGCACTGTGATTTGTCGGCAGTCTTTTTCAGGGCGCTGCTGCTTGAGGGCTAGGTACCCTGGCCCCGGCGCGAAAGGAGGACGCAATGTCTTCCACGAAGCATGTCGATTTCCGGATTTGTGACATCTGGATCATTCAAAGTATGCTCAAGCGAGCTAACTACTTGACCGCCAATCTCCGTCCCTTGCAGGGCCCCTTGTTCTGCCGCTCGAGTGAGGTCCTTGGACGCTTTCTGAGGGCAGCATGAGCGGCTTGGCAACAAAGAACGGCTTTGAGCCCCGACTGGACCCCAACGGAACATGGAGCGTGTTCGACACTCTGTCGGGTATGCCCGCAACACGGTCGATTGTGCCTATCTGCAATCTCTCTCAGGTCAAGGCGACAGATATCGCGAGGGCGATGAACCGAGCTCCCGCGATCTCACCATCACGCCTGCACCGCTATGCAATCCAAGGACTTCCGCCCATCCAATGATTTCGGATCAAAGCCGCGGCCGCGTGTCCTAACCGGGATGCGGTTTTGGGGGCAGGAACACGTTGGTGGTGGCAGCCACGACCTGTTCGCGGGTAATACCGCCGTGCCGGCGAAGCCCGATGCCTGCATGCTGCCCGAAGAATGATCTTAGGAATTATGGCATTGTTCTTCATGGGAGCGGAGTGGTGAAACCTCCGCGTGGCCCGGCGAGTATTCCCTCTGATGAGGTCCGCACTGGACAACCACAAATCACCTATACGCGAGATTCTATGCGACTGCGTCGACTGGCGCAAGCCCCTCGCAACTCTCCAGGGTGTCCAACTCCTTGATAATCCCCAATACTCGCTGCTTCAGGCCATCCGGGAGGGACTGGATTGCCTTCTGCGCCTGCTCGCGAACATTGAACCGAACTGCCCTGCCTTTTCGTGGGATGAACCGGCGCAACTGCCCGTGCAGAGCGTCGCGCCTGGACAGGCGCTCGGCCTCGGCGTGCTGCGCCATGCCAAACTGGAACCTCTGCGTTTCGTCGAACTCCTCCAACAGAAGCATGCGCATGTCCGCTTCAGAGAAGCGCAGCGGGCCACTCTCCCGGCTCGACTGCAGGAAGCACATGACACCGTCTACGGACCGTACCTTTTCGAAATCAAGGCTCGGCAGATTCACGATCACGTAATCCAAACCCGTGACGGCGGGTCGATCCGGTACCAACTGCCATCCGCGTCGAGGAAGTACTGCAGCCCCTCGGTGATGAAGTCGCCGGCCATGTCGTTGAACAGCAATTCGCAGATCGTGCCGTCCGCCTTGACGTCCTTCATCGGGCGCCACGGGTTTTCGCGGTCGTGGGCCTCGCGGGCCTGTCGTTCGGCGATGGTCACGCTGCCCCCTTCACAAATGCAAGTGGGGGCGTCGTCAAGTTTGCGGCAGCCGCGTTCTGCCTGCCGATCGTGTCAGTCATCGGAACATGTTGCGAGTTGGGTGGTTGTTGGACGCGGAGGTCGAGTTCATGACCACACACAAAACCGGAAAATGGCTGAGAGCCGTCTTCGTTGAGATTGAGTTTGAGGAAGAAACAGCAGTGCTCCAGATCGACAACACGCGGGAGGCTGCCGAGTGCCTTTCGAACCTGTGGCCCTACGACGACGGGATCGAGTTCTTGAATGCTGTTCGGCTTTGCTCGGCAGCGATGGATGGGAGAACTGACGACGAGAGCGCCCGAGTTGCGTTCATGGCGGCGGCCATGGAAGCCGACATCGCCGTTCCGATACATTGACACGTAATGCTTCATGCTGCTGCCCCTTGCTTAGGGCCCAGTTCCCGCGCATCCAGGCAAAAAACGCTTGCAATGCTGCGATTGGAGGGCGACTTACCGCCGAGGAAGCCCGAGTTGCCAAGCACTAGTCCGAGGACCGGAAGATGGACCCGAAGTTTTGGAACAAGCCGATCTGTTTTGAAGCTGCCAGCTCGCAGGAGTGGCGCATAGTGAATAGCACGGCTGAGGCCGCGTTGATCTTGATGAACCAATGGCCTCTGGCGAGCGGAAAGAAGTTGGTCAAAGCCAAAAAGGTCTGCATCAAAGTGCTCGAAGGAAAGCGCTCGGTCGATAAAGCCCGCGTCGCCTTCATGAAGGCCGCCAAGGAAGCGCGCATACCTGTCGAAGGTTAGCACACAGCCCCAAAGGCGTGCTCCTATCTGCCGCACGTTCATATCCCGCCCCTCTCTCGCTGTGCGTCCCTTTCAGCGGTTTCCCCAGCCAGAATAGCCGCGAGGAAGCTGCATGCGTCCCCAGCATCGCCGGCGCCGGGTGATGCCCACATCTCCATCCGGACCAACTCGCCGAGTTGTCGTGCTTCCTCGTCGCCAAGCTTCGCGCAGAAGTCTTCCGCAGCCTTGCGGAAGCCGTAAGCGAGGTTGCAAAAATTGGCGTAATCAGAATCCGTCATGCCGCCACCTCGCCCTGACGAGGGTGCAACTCACGCGCCTGGTGCAACGCTTCAATGAAACTTGAGTGATCGACCCACTGTTTTGTCGACATATGAGCAGGCCACATCTCGTGATGAACATCGCGTGCGGCTATCCAGTAGCCGGTTGCACCTGGAACCTCCTCCAGCACGAAATTCGTCACTCTCCACTGATCGTTGCGCCACAATTCTACCTCTCCGGCGAGCAAACGGTTGTCGTCTAGACCGTGTTCGTCTCTGGTCATATGTCTTCCTTTCCAAGCGGCTGATAGCTGTCTGGGATTGCTACAAAGCGCCGATCCACGCCGACGAATTCGAAGCGGACGGACCCGACCATTCCGCAAATCGGTTGGCGGCGAATCTTCTTGGCGATGACGAAGGTTTGCCCCCTCTCGTAGTCGCGGTAGACCACGATCCCGGCATCGGCTTTGTTGCGCCAATGTGCACTGCCGGCCAGGTCGTACAGGCTCGGCACTGGGTCCTTGCCGTCTTCCGTCGCCTTCAGCTTTGTAGGGTGGATGACCATCCAGACGGTGCAGTCGTGAAGCTTCCCGAACCGCTTGCACTTCGAGATGAGCTGCGAGACAAACTCGGTTTCCGTCATCTTGTCCGGTCGCGATGCTTCGATCTCGTTGTAAGGATCAAACACCACGTTTCTCACGCCGTATCTGATGACCGCCGCCCTCGCGCGCTCCAGAAGCCAGTCGATCGACGGCGTGTGCTCGATCGTTCCGAGGAGGAAGACGCGCTCGCGAAGCCACAGCATTGCGTCCTCGACGTCGCCCGCACTCATTCGGATTGTCGGCCCGTCGTAAAAAGGATTACCCGCCCAGATTTCGCAGAGATCCGCAACCTGGTTTGCAAAGCCTGTCTCTGGCGAGAAGATTGCCCACTTCTCCTCCCGCATACGGGCGGTCTGAACGATCACCTGCGAAAGCCATCGGGACTTGCCGTGGTTAGGGCAACAGGCAGTGTTGGAAGTCTGGGACATAATCGATGTTCATTGGCGATCGTCCTCGCGTGACTTCTGCTGCCTTCTTTCCTGTCGATCACACCAGCGATGAGCATCGCTGATGCTTTTCGCTTCCTTGTCCCAGTCATACTCGGCGCCGTACCATTCGAGCTTGTCGCCGAACCGCAGCGCCCTGAGCAAAAAATGTCGGCCGAGCGCCGTCATGGGCAACCTCACCACATTCCCAGCGGACTGGTCGAAGGCGCAACCAGATCGTGTCAGATGAACAGGAAAGAGGAATGTGCCGTCGCGCAGTGGAATGACCTTGATCATCGATCGGGCCTCATGCGTATCTCCGGTGCATCCGGTCGCTCGGCGGCGCGCTGATAGTCTTCAGCCGCCTGCTGCAACACGCCCAGATGTTTTCGTTGAGTTTGGATTTCGTAATCGGGCCGCTTTTTCGGCCCGTTCGAGAATGTTTCCAGCCAGTCAGCCTTGGATGCCGCCATCCTGCGGATATCCTCGGCCATGTCGGCACAGGATAGTCGCTCCGGCGCCGACATCAGGCAACCGCTCCCTCGGATCGCTTGCCAACGTAGACCTGCCGCACCTGAGCCCAAGACGCAGTCGTCACCTGGCCTTCGCTAATCATTTCCATCCGCAACAGGAGGTCGATAGGCGGGACACGCTCGCCGGTTTCATATCTCTGCCAGGTTCTCGCAGCGTTCTTTCCGGAGATGCCAAACATCGTCGCCGCGCCTGCCATCGTCAGCTTTCGAAGCTGTCGCCAGCGCTTTGGGGTTAAGGATTGATTTGCCATTCCGAAATATAGCCATAACAGCTATATCCTAGTCAACCCCACCCTTAGCCAATTCGGTTATATATTTGGTAACGGCGTTGAGCCATAGTGGCTATATGAAAAATCCTCAATCAAACCGCCTTTCCCAAGTTCGAAAAAGCAAAGGACTGACTCAACAGGCCTTGGCAGACAAACTCGGCATTCATTGGATCACCGTGAGCAAGCTGGAGCGCGGGGTCATGCAACTCACGTTCACCTGGATCGAACGGCTAGCCGAAGCTCTGGGCGTCCCGCCATCCGAACTATGGGCTCCACCCGTTAAGCGAACATTTGAAGTAGAGGCCAGAATTGTCGACGATGGCTCCCTCAAGAAGTTTGAAGCCCACGATGTCATTGCATTTTCGACCTATAGCCCCATAAATCTTGATGCCGGGCATCTTGCCTACATTGTCGCAACGCGTGCGTTTGAGCCATTTCTGTGTGCCGGAGATGTAGTGGTGTTCGAGCCATACCTGTACGGTGGCCCTTTGCCCGAGATGATGACGGGCCGCCTCAGCATCGCCCGCCCCACCCCGCGTGACGGCCTGGTCCTTACCTCCTTTCAAGGTCTTGATCGGGAAGGGAAACCAGCGTTCCGCCGGATGAATGGTGAACGATTTGAAATCCAACAAGACGACTTAGTCCTGTTTTTGAGCGGCTATGTTCCGTTATGGCTTCTCGGCAGTCCTGATGAACCATAGCCATTAAGGCTAAATTATAATTTGACTTTCGCATAGCAGATATGGCTATATCCCTTCATCTGAACCGATGGAGAGATAAATGGAAATTTCCACGCCCGAGAAATTGACGCCTGGCAGGCCTGAGGGCACGCCCCGAAAATTAAGCCCGATCACTCGCAACGCGCAGACCGTCGCAGCGATACTGGTCCATGCTGCCGGCCGAAACTTTGTGCCGTACGACGTCGTCGCGACCAATGTAGAGGCCGAGATCCGGGCGGGCACGTTCGGCGGATGCAATCTAGAACCAGACGAGCAGATCCAAGGTGTGATCATGGGCATCACATCGCGTCTGATCCGTTGCGGACTTCTGGAATGCAATAGATACGATGAACCCCGCGGACGAGTTAGCTACGGCCAGAACACCGCGATCCGCGTCTCAGACGCCATGTCGATTTGCCTGGAGCAAGAGGCATACCGCATCGCCGACCCGGCAGAAGATGTCCCTTATTTTGGAAGCGATGTAGCCGATGCGCTCGTGGAGCGAATGGGCAATGTCTATTTCAAAGTAATGAACAGCGCGGGACTGCATACGCAGAAGGACCATCTGTCCTTTACCTTCGGCAACGACATCACCTTTGAAAATATAGCCGCCGCGCAGGAACTCGCGCACCTGTTCGATACGGATGTCGAGGTCCGCAAGGGCATCGTTGCGCGCTGCTTTGCAGACGGCGCCGTCTATCTTGATCTGGGTGATGCCGATCTCGGCTTCAAGGACCACGACAGCGCACTGAACTAAACGGGCAGCAGACGGGCCGTGTCGCCAAACCCGCCCGTCGCTGCGAGATCCACATCAACAAGGGATGTCAAAAATGGACAAGCAGTCCAATAGCACAACTGCGCCCGCAGTTTCAATCGGGGAAGCCGCCGCGGCAGTCGTCGAGACCGTCGCAATGAAACGGAAGGACGCGAAGGCTCTTGAAGCGCTCCGCGACCTGGAAAACGAGATCTTCGATCTTGCCAGCATGGCCCAGATCATGGGTGACTTGCTCGACAACCTGACGAACCAGAATGAAAACGGGTCTGGGACTGTCCGTTACGACATTCCCGAGAAGACCATGTCTATGCTCTGGTTCACCTGGCACGACGTCATCAAGCGCACCACGCGCCTGGAGAAGGCATTTTCTGCGGCATACCACGGGAGGGCCGCAGAATGACCGGGCGTGCCTTCAATTTCACCCGTCGCCAATCCCTCGGCCTCCTTGCCGCTGTCTCCGTCCCGCCAACGGCGGTCGTAGCCGTCGCGGCACAGCCGACTGAAAAGCCCTTCGATCTGCAGCACTGGCTTGATACGGCCGACGCCAGCGACGTCATTGCCTATCACACCGCCAAGCTCGTCGAAGCCATGGACGGCAAGGATGAGACCCGGGCCTACCGTGCCACCATCGACCACGAGAACGGCTTCATTCTCATCGTCGGCCATCCGAGCAAGGGGCGGGCCGGCACGGTCGCGAAGGTCCATATCGATGATGGTGCGCCGCTTCTCCCTGACGATGTAACCAGCACGACGGCCTTTGCGGACTGGGAGGCACGCCAATGCAAAGCATGAGGCCCGACCAGATCAACATGGCCGGCATCTCCAGCTACGGATGGCAGGCGGCCCTCGACGCGCTCCAACTTGCCATCAACGGCATATCCGGTATCCGCGAGCAACCACGATGCGCAGGCAAGAACTCCCGCCAGTACAATGCCGCCGGGGAATATCTGGAGGATTTGCAGGGTATCCTGAACCGCGAGGTCGAGCGGTTGATCGCCGCGGCGACGTCGGACCAATGCGACGAAGAAGAGTGGCAGCACCGTGCCCAGATCCGTATCCAGGTCGCGGCCAGGGACAACGAGCTGAACCTTCTCGAAATGGCTGACTTTGCGTTGCGACTTCACAAGGAAGGACGCAACCGCCTCTCGGCTGAGGAGGGCAGCGAATGCTGACCGCCCTTATCGCCGAATACAAAGCAGCCGACGCAGCCTTCCGCAAGGCTTGCGACCTCTCGCTCCTCGATGCCGAGACTGATCCTCTGTACGATGCAAAGGAAGCCGCAGAACTCGATGTTCTGCGTGCTCCCTGCCTCACGCTCGACGACGTGCAGGCAAAGACCCGGCTCGCCCTCGCGGACGAGAGCATCTTCGACAGCCTCACGAATTGCACGACCAACGGTGGCGAGCACGTCCTGACGATCTTCCTGTGCTCGTTGCTGGGTGAGGCTGTGGATAACATTGTGAACAGCGGGGAGAACCAGTGATGGAGACTATCTTCACGCCGGCGACCCTCGCCAAGCGGTGGGATTGCTCGGAACGTCATATCCGAAATCTGATCAATGAAGGAAAGCTCGGATGCTTCCGGCTCGGCGGCAAGCTGGTCCGAATCCGCGCGAGCGATGTGGAGAAGTTCGAATGTCAGAATGGAGAATCACCCGTCTCCGGGGAAAACTCGCCCTCACCTTCGAGCGCGACGGAAAACGTCAGCGTCATTCACTCGGCACCGATGATCCGCGCCAAGCTTACCTCATTGCGCCGGCCCTTTTCGCAGAGCTGACACGCCCCACCGGCAGGACCGTCCAGGATCTCTGGACGGCCTACATTCAAGACAAGGCCGGGAAAGCCGTTCTGGTCACCATGGAATACACATGGAAGGCGCTCAAGGAGCGCTTCGGTGCCAGAGACGGGGAAAGCATCACGAAGGAAGATTGCCGGGCGCATACGATCGCACGGCACCAGTCGGGGATAAGCGACGGCACCATTCACACCGAGCTCGGGCACCTTCGCACGGTGCTGGTCTGGGCGGAGAAGAACCGGCTGATCGACAAGGCGCCGCAGATCGAGCGCCCGGCGAAGCCCGATCCGAAGGACCGATACCTCACGAGAGAAGAGGCACAACGCATCCTGGCAAGCGCAAAAACCCCTCACCTACGCACTGCCATTCATTTGATGCTCGGCACCGCGGCTCGCGTGACAGCAATCCTCGAACTGAAATGGGATCGCGTCGATTTCGACCGCAAGCTTATCCACCTGCGTGATCCTGACGACAAAGTGAAGAGGAAAGGGCGCGCGATCGTGCCGATCAATTCTACCCTGCTCACGGCGCTAAGGGATGCCCAGGCGGGTGCCCTTACTGACTACGTGGTGGAATGGGGCGGAGAGCCTGTGAAGAGCCTCAAGCGAGGCATTGCGACGGCGGCGCGGGAAGCGAAGATCAAGGACGTGTCGGCGCACGTCTTCCGGCACACGGCGGCGGTATGGATGGCCGAGGCCGGCGTGCCGATGGAGGAGATCAGCCAGTACCTCGGACACAGCAGCGCCGAGATCACGAGGAGGGTCTACGCCCGGTATTCGCCCGACCACTTGAGAAAAGCCGCCGACGCACTGAACCTCGGACTATACGTAGCACCCTCCCAAAACGGCAAAGCGCGGCGGGGCTAA